TCATATTCCTATCGCCATGCCGTGGGGCATGGATGGGGCAAAGTCCGATAATTTCTGGTTCAACATAGCAATCTGATCGCTGCTGCTGTCGGCCATCCAGGCGCCGTAAACATTGAAAACCATCTGGGCGCTGGAGTGTCCCATCTGGCTGGCAATGAAACTCGGATTGGCCCCGGCAGACAGCGACCAGCAGGCGTAAGTGTGTCTCGACTGATACGCCTTGCGGTGCCTTAAACCTGACCGTTTAAGCGCCGCATCCCATGAGTCACCAACTGAATCGGCTTTGTACAGGTAACCTACGCTGCCACTTTTTTTAACCAACTGAGGATTGAACACAAATGTACAGTCGTGAATGACCGTTCGGCCATACTCCCGCAGTTGTACCTCAACCTGATACTGCCTGCCTAACCTGGTCATTTCCGCCTGGTTCCTCAAAGCGTCAATGGCTGGCTTGATCAGGTGAACGACCCTGTCGGTACCGGCTTCGGTTTTTGGTAGAGTGAAATCACCGAGTTTCGTATAATTCCGGCGTATGGTCATCGTTCCAGTTTTCAGATCTATGTCTTCCCATGCGAGGGATACCAACTCACCGTGACGTAATCCTGTGTATACCGCAATTGACCACAGGTTTTTCGTTTGCTGATGCTTGCAGGCATCTATGAAGCGAACGAATTCATCACGTGTGAGCGGATCTGGTTCTATCCTGGCCCTCTTTAGCGGCTTGATGCCGTTAAACGGGTTTTCACTCACATAGCCATTATCAACAGCGAACTGAAACATACCCGCGATCGTGGTCATGTAGTAGTTTACCGTCACCACACTCAACCCTTTATCCCCCGCCAGCATATCCTTCCTGATATAGAGAAGCTCTTCTCTTGTCACAGACGAAACCAGCTTATTCGCGCCAACCCTCGGCAGCATGCTTCTCACCACCGATTCATACCTGTTTATGGCATTAGCGCAGATCTCCATCCGTTTAAGCTCAAGCCATTTTTCAGACAGATCTTTTACGGTGATATCTTTCTTCCCGATGCCGAAAGTTTTCAGATTTGGCGAGTTGGGGAATTGGGCCGCATAGTCAAAGGTCCCCATGCGGATAGCGAAACAAACTGACGTTCTCAGCTCCCCGGCCACCTTCCTGTTTTTAGCGGTGTCAGGGACACCGAGGTTTTCCCTGACACGCTTACCTTTAAAAATGAACCATATGCGGAGTGACTTTCCGTGGTTCTCAACGCCCGTTGGGTATGATTCTTTACTCATTTATCCCTCCCGACGTCCAGGAGCGTTGCAAGTTTACCTGTTTCATACCGCCCGATCACCCAATGGTTGCTTTTGCGCCTGAATCCATGCGTCTACCGCTTTGCGGTTGTACATGCATTCGCTGGTTGGCTTTGGGTCACCTTCAGGGGAAACGTGCTTATACTCACGCCCAAGCAGCCAGGATGATTTGCGGGCCCGTGTAATGGTTCCACGTTTCATCCCTGTGACTGCCATCAGCAAGTCCTCTGAAACCCATTCGTTTGGCTCGATCTGGATTATTGTCTGCATGCATCACCTCTGCCGCACTCTTTAACTGATATAGAATTCCCAGCTACTGGCGACGGAATTCATAACCTTAATCGCCATTTCAGCCTTTTCCCTGCTGTCGTAACACTGGAAATACATCTCCTGCCCAGTACGTTTAAGCTTCATCATTACCCACATACATCACCTTAGGTGCTTACCACGTTCTTCAAACTCTTCTTGGCAATCAGCACAGCGCTGGCATCCCACAACAGGAACTGCATATCAGCACACTAGCTGAGATCGTCAGGTTCGGCTGCGGCTTCCAGTGCCTCTTTTGAGAGGTGTTTCAGTGGACCAATGGGGCCAACGCAGCCAAATGTGGAGTCAGACCATTTGGCATGCTCGTGGCGAATCTGTTCGCGTTCCAGTGATGCCAGTGCAATTCGTGCCAGTTCCATTTGTTCGCCACGAGTAAGTCCGTTATCAAGCGGATTTTTAATGAATAATTTGATACGTTCTTTGGTTATAGCGTTCATCTCACTCTCCTTTGATGCGAATGCCTGTTGCAATGCTGTTTATGATGCTGTCAGTGCATGGGGTAGAAAGCTGGGCATCTCCAGCAATTTTCATGACCTCAACATCTGCATATCGAATACCGAGGTGTATCAGACCGGCTATGCCTGACTTAAGCCGGGCATTTTCCATAAACAGATCCTTTGCCCGCTGTTTTTCTGCCTCAAGCTCAACGCGCAACTTCCCTACCGTTAACGCAATATCCTCGTTCTCCTGGTCGCGGCGTTTGATGTATTGCTGGTTTCTTTCCAGCTCATCCAGCAGCGCCAAGACGGTAGCTGGATTGGCTGCGGCGATGAATTCAGCATTGGCCTGCTGTTCTATTTGGAAATCTTCATCGAAACCGCTTTCAGGATGCGCTCCTTCAATTCTGCAAATGGGAATATATCCAGCAGCCTCGCGATGAATTAGTGCATCATCACCATCAAATCGGCCCTCTCCATATTCGAGCGACCACTCGCCACACGTTGCTTTCTCTGCCTTTTCACGCAGTGCCTGATAGTCAATCTTGCTCACTGGTTGCCTCCTTTGCGAAGCTCAGCGGCGAAGGCTACTGCGTGATCATGATGTTCAAGTGTGTATGCACACTCAGCAAACATCTCCACGCCCTGCGCACGTACTTCAGCCAGGCATTTGCGAAACTCGGAAACGTACTGTTCGACGCTCATTCCCCAGCTAAGTGGACATTCATTGAATGTTTCGCCTTCGTGCTCTTCATCAGGTAGCTCTTTGGTAAAGAACTCACGCTCAATGACGTGGAGTGTGTCAGCAAAACGACGTAAGTTACTCAAACCTACCGTAATGGAGAATTCAGGAGCATCACATCCGACGCCCATCTGCTGATAAACGGCGGTTTTGAAGGCCTTAAGCCTCGCATTCTCCGCCGCCAGCGCCGAAAACTTCTCGTGTGCCAACTTAACAGCCGCATCAGCCTGCTTAATTGACTCAATCGCTTTCTGGTGGTCTTCGGACAGAGCCGAAATCTTGGCCTCCGCTTCAGCAAATTTACGCACCAGATATTCAGCGTTTGTTTCGTTAACCTTTAAATCTCGTGGTATGCATTTACCTTTCAGAAATCCATCCATCTCAATTAGTGTCATTTGTTTCATTTCTTCCCACTCCGCCACATCGCATTCAGATATTTGTTGTCATTAACAGAACCGAAACTATTTCTTTTAAGCAATTCCTCTCTCGATGGCATTGGCTTTACGCGTTGGCGAATAATCATTTCTGCCGGAAGAATGCCGGGATTGTATGCAAGTCCTCTCATGATTTACTCTCCATGAACTGGTCAATAGCCATGCTAAGTGACATACCTAAAGTTTCGATATGCTGCTGAATATCCTGTAGTGTCTGCGCCTGAGATAACAGGATTTCACGGTTGCATAACTCTTTAACCAGATGCTCAAACTTGCTGTAATAACCGATACGACTTAGTGTTTCTTTCCCTGCATTCTCGCCTTCTTTGATAATTCCTCTTTCGCTAAGAATCAGATCGTGTTTGGTTCCGGTAATAACGTATTTGCCGAGGTCGATGTTTAGCTTCATTGTTTTCATTGTTAATTCCTCAGTCATTACTGATAGCGCCATAGCGTGAGCGGTAATGACGCAGGCGCGGGTCAATTTCAGGGAAGTGGGTATATGTGGCTTTGCGGAATGGTCGGATTGATGTCTGGTAAATTCGCTCGCGCTCTTCTTTCTCTGCAAGCCATATGCAGTGGCGAAATTCCTTTTCCTCTTTCGTTTCCTGCGGTAGAGACATTATTCGATCGTAGTTTTTTCTGAATTTATCCAGCACCTCCGATACGGAATTGCCGGAACAGCGGCGCGGGTCATCCGCACCATACAGAGGCGCTGGCATAATGGAATCCTTATTTTGCTAATCTAGAAGGGAATTGAATCGTCGTATTCAGGATGATTTTGATGATTGCTACTTTGCTGCTGTTGGCTGTTTCCTGAAGTTGCAAATCCAATCTTTGCATTCAGTAATTCAAGAGTGATTGATTGACCATTTTGCCCCTGATAAACATCAACCCTGATGTTTTCTCCGGTAATTTCAACAATGCCACCTTCAACAAGAACACTACGGTAGTAATCCGCTTGCGCTCCCGGCTTGGCAAATACAACGGCGCTGTAGTTTGTCCATTCTTTCTTTTTTGTCTGGCGATCGTAATACTGAACGCCAGCACGGATGTTGAATCCGATATTTTCCCCGGCCTGAAACTCTCTTGCGGGCTTGTTTAGTCTTACAGTAATCGAATGTGCCATTAAGCAGCAGCTCCTTCTAATTCGTCTCGTCTGATGTTGTAAACGTCCTGCGCTTTGTGCTGCTCAGGTGTGCCTTCGAGCATCTTCCACGCTTTGGCGAACGCCTGTTTAAGCTCTTCTACGGTGTTTTTCTGCATTGCTGCGTCAGTGAATGCTTTTAGAACCTGTTCAGGTGTAGGTGATGGTTTTGATTGCTTTGCTGCTGCGTTCTGCTGATGTTTATGCTCGTCTGTATCTGCATCTTTCGCATCATCAATGCCGAACAAACCATTGAGGCAATACTTGCGTGCATAAGAGCTTGTAGCTCCCGTAACTTGTGCAGAATCCATTCCTTTCTTGCTTTCTTCCTCTCGTGCAAGAGCGGTTGCTGTATGGCTGTTTTCGCCATCGGTAATAGTTGCCGTGGCTTTCACGTAATACCGATCACCAATCAACACAACTTCATCGCTGATTGATAAAAACAGACCATTCAGTAACGGCTTAACGCCTTCAAGAATATCTTCGCAGCTTCTGTATTTATATTTACCGAATGAGTTGTACTGATTCTTTGGCGCGTTCAGATTCTCCTGAATAGCTGCCAGTCTTGCGTAAAATTCTTTGCTCATATGATTGTTCTCAGAATGGACACGACCCAAGGAAATAACGCTGATTTAATACTTCGACTCGGGACAAATTAAGGCATACCCGCATTCCTTCGCGGTCGCCATTATGGCGATACCAGAGAGCTTTCTGCGTGTACATGCGTCTCTGTAACTTGCTCTCCTTCACTGTGGTTGCAAGTGACATGAATATCTCCTTCGTTACCGATTAATTCTTTCATCTGACGAATGAATTCTTCGTCTGACCAGTTATCTGTAAAACTCATTTCCTGCGATACCACGGAAGGTTGATAGCTGATTTCATCGCTTTATTTGCTTCAAGCCACATTTTCGAATCACCAATAAATCGGGCTATTACTGCTTTGTTTTGTGCCGCACGAAGCATCTGGTGATTGATGGCTATTTCATTGCGCATAATAAGACCTCAACTCTTTTCCATCCGTCACGTAATTTACGGGTGATTCGTTCAAGTAAAGATTCATTTAATTGGAAGGCACCCATGCGAGCGCCTCCCGCGATTGCGTAAATCATGGGTGGTTCCTTATGTTGGTTTTATTAGTAGGTTATTTTTGTTGCGAATACTTCGCCTTTTACGATGGCTGTTATGATATTTTTAGCAACATCTTCTGATGCGCCAACCTTGATAAGGTCAGCAAGTATTTTGTTATTTACTTCTTTCCGGTGAGCTTTATCCTTTGCTCTACGCTCTTCTTCGTCCTTGATTCTTTTTTCTTCTGCTATTCTGGCTTGCTCTTTTGCTTCAGCCTCGCGCCGGATTCGTTCAGCCTCCTCCTGTGCTTTTCGGCGTTCTGCTTCAATTGCCGCCTGCTTTTCTCTTTCAGCTCGTTCTGCTGCCTCTTTTGCTTCGCGCTGTGCTCGTTGCTCGGCTTCAATGCGTTCACGCTCTGCACGTTCCGCTGCGGCCTTAGCTTCTGCTTCTCGCCTTGCTGCTGCTTCAATTTCGGCTTTTGCCTTTGCTTCGGCTTCAGCTCTGGCTTTCTCTTCAGCTTCTTTTTTTAAGCGTTCTTCATGCTCTCGCTTTTCCTGCTCCGCTTTGAGTCTTGCCTCTTCTCTTTGGCGGTCAAATTCGCGATCCATCAAAATCGCTATTTCATGGTCAGACTCAATTTGCTTTGCGAGAGCTTCAGCTGCTGCCTTAGCTTCTTCTTCGGCTTTAATCCGCGCCCGTTCTTCCTCATAATCAGTAAGAGGCTGGCGTGCCTTGGCTTTCAGCTCATCAAGGCGATCACGCACTGTCTTGCGGTTGGCATCAATTAGCTTTGGAATTTCCTTCAGTTCAGCAACAAGGTCTTTGCCAAGACCATCGAGATATGTTTTCGTCTGCGCAACTTTATACGCCAGAGAAGCGATCTCCTTTCTGCCCTTTGCCGTTGTGATATCAGGCACAAAGGACATAACTTCACGTTCAACCTTTTGAAGGATTTCTTCAATCTGGTCGGCAGACTGAAATACAGTCATTGCATTTGCTTTTTCAATAACAACTAAATCTGTTACTTCACTCATATATCCTCCATCAAAAAAATCGCCCTCACGCACTGGAGGGCAAAGAAGATTTCCAATAATCAGAACAAGTCGGCTCCTGTTTAGTTACGAGCGACATTGCTCCGTGTATTCACTCGTTGGAATGAATACACAGTGCAGTGTTTATTCTGTTGTTTATGCCAAAAATAAAGGCCACCATAAGGCAGCCTTGTTGTAAATGTTGCAGGTATCAAGTAAGTAATTAGATGGAGCGCCATAAATTATGAATTCATCGTTTGTCGGGTCCATCTCCATCTCTTGGCCTATTGCCATTCTTGCGTCAGTGTCATCAGCGGCGAAGCATAAAACAGCCCACGCACCCATTGTTTTAAAAAGAACTGCAATTGGCTGTGGTTTTACTGAATTTGCGTTAGCGCGAAAATCACAAATCGCACTTTCATGAAATTCCATATATCACCTCAAATAAGTGGTTTGCTGCCTAATTTCATTTTCTGGCGACCAACACAAGTCACACCCATTTCACTGCGTGGCTTGCTGTACCATGTGCGCTGATTCTTGCGCTCAATACGTTGCAGGTTGCTTTCAATCTGTTCGTGGTATTCAGCCAGCACCGTAAGGTCTATCGGATTCAGTGCGCTTTCTACTCGTGATTTCGGTTTGCGATTCAGCGAGAGAATAGGGCGGTTAACTGGTTTTGCGCTTACCCCAACCAACAGGGGATTTGCTGCTTTCCATTGAGCCTGTTTCTCTGCGCGACGTTCGCGGCGGCGTGTTTGTGCATCCATCTGGATTCTCCTGTCAGTTAGCTTTGGTGATTGGATGGCCGGCGCTGAACCCCGGCTTACTGGTTAGAGCGCCCGCACTACCAGTGACGCTGTCTTGAGGCGCAGATTGGTTACTGCTTGCCATGAGCGCTGTTTATACATTGGTCGAGCATCAGCCTGCTCATTCATCCAATCCCAAAGCCTTCTGCTTTGAATGCTGCCCTTCTTCAGGGCTTAATTTTTAAGAGCGTCACCTTCATGGTGGTCAGTGCGTCCTGCTGATGTGCTCAGTATCACCGCCAGTGGTATTTATGTCAACACCGCCAGAGATAATTTATCACCGCAGATGGTTATCTGTATGTTTTTTATATGAATTTATTTTTTGCAGGGGGGCATTGTTTGGTAGGTGAGAGATCTGAATTGCTATGTTTAGTGAGTTGTATCTATTTATTTTTCAATAAATACAATTGGTTATGTGTTTTGGGGGCGATCGTGAGGCAAAGAAAACCCGGCGCTGAGGCCGGGTTATTCTTGTTCTCTGGTCAAATTATATAGTTGGAAAACAAGGATGCATATATGAATGAACGATGCAGAGGCAATGCCGATGGCGATAGTGGGTATCATGTAGCCGCTTATGCTGGAAAGAAGCAATAACCCGCAGAAAAACAAAGCTCCAAGCTCAACAAAACTAAGGGCATAGACAATAACTACCGATGTCATATACCCATACTCTCTAATCTTGGCCAGTCGGCGCGTTCTGCTTCCGATTAGAAACGTCAAGGCAGCAATCAGGATTGCAATCATGGTTCCTGCATATGATGACAATGTCGCCCCAAGACCATCTCTATGAGCTGAAAAAGAAACACCAGGAATGTAGTGGCGGAAAAGGAGATAGCAAATGCTTACGATAACGTAAGGAATTATTACTATGTAAACACCAGGCATGATTCTGTTCCGCATAATTACTCCTGATAATTAATCCTTAACTTTGCCCACCTGCCTTTTAAAACATTCCAGTATATCACTTTTCATTCTTGCGTAGCAATATGCCATCTCTTCAGCTATCTCAGCATTGGTGACCTTGTTCAGAGGCGCTGAGAGATGGCCTTTTTCTGATAGATAATGTTCTGTTAAAATATCTCCGGCCTCATCTTTTGCCCGCAGGCTAATGTCTGAAAATTGAGGTGACGGGTTAAAAATAATATCCTTGGCAACCTTTTTTATATCCCTTTTAAATTTTGGCTTAATGACTATATCCAATGAGTCAAAAAGCTCCCCTTCAATATCTGTTGCCCCTAAGACCTTTAATATATCGCCAAATACAGGTAGCTTGGCTTCTACCTTCACCGTTGTTCGGCCGATGAAATGCATATGCATAACATCGTCTTTGGTGGTTCCCCTCATCAGTGGCTCTATCTGAACGCGCTCTCCACTGCTTAATGACATTCCTTTCCCGATTAAAAAATCTGTCAGATCGGATGTGGTCGGCCCGAAAACAGTTCTGGCAAAACCAATGGTGTCGCCTTCAACAAACAAAAAAGATGGGAATCCCAATGATTCGTCATCTGCGAGGCTGTTCTTAATATCTTCAACTGAAGCTTTAGAGCGATTTATCTTCTGAACCAGACTCTTGTCATTTGTTTTGGTAAAGAGAAAAGTTTTTCCATCGATTTTATGAATATACAAATAATTGGAGCCAACCTGCAGGTGATGATTATCAGCCAGCAGAGAATTAAGGAAAACAGACAGGTTTATTGAGCGCTTATCTTTCCCTTTATTTTTGCTGCGGTAAGTCGCATAAAAACCATTCTTCATAATTCAATCCATTTACTATGTTATGTTCTGAGGGGAGTGAAAATTCCCCTAATTCGATGAAGATTCTTGCTCAATTGTTATCAGCTATGCGCCGACCAGAACACCTTGCCGATCAGCCAAACGTCTCTTCAGGCCACTGACTAGCGATAACTTTCCCCACAACGGAACAACTCTCATTGCATGGGATCATTGGGTACTGTGGGTTTAGTGGTTGTAAAAACACCTGACCGCTATCCCTGATCAGTTTCTTGAAGGTAAACTCATCACCCCCAAGTCTGGCTATGCAGAAATCACCTGGCTCAACAGCCTGCTCAGGGTCAACGAGAATTAACATTCCGTCAGGAAAGCTTGGCTTGGAGCCTGTTGGTGCGGTCATGGAATTACCTTCAACCTCAAGCCAGAATGCAGAATCACTGGCTTTTTTGGTTGTGCTTACCCATCTCTCCGCATCACCTTTGGTAAAGGTTCTAAGCTCAGGTGAGAACATCCCTGCCTGAACATGAGAAAAAACAGGGTACTCATACTCACTTCTAAGTGACGGCTGCATACTAACCGCTTCATACATCTCGTAGATTTCTCTGGCGATTGAAGGGCTAAATTCTTCAACGCTAACTTTGAGAATTTTTGCAAGCAATGCGGCGTTATAAGCATTTAATGCATTGATGCCATTAAATAAAGCACCAACGCCTGACTGTCCCATCCCCATCTTGTCTGCGACAGATTCCTGGGATAAGCCAAGTTCATTTTTCTTTTTTTCATAAATTGCTTTAAGGCGACGTGCGTCCTCAAGCTGCTCTTGTGTTAATGGTTTCTTTTTTGTGCTCATACGTTAAATCTATCACCGCAAGGGATAAATATCTAACACCGTGCGTGTTGACTATTTTACCTCTGGCGGTGATAATGGTTGCATGTACTAAGGAGGTTGTATGGAACAACGCATAACCCTGAAAGATTATGCAATGCGCTTTGGGCAAACCAAGACAGCTAAAGATCTCGGCGTATATCAAAGCGCGATCAACAAGGCCATTCATGCAGGCCGAAAGATTTTTTTAACTATAAACGCTGATGGAAGCGTTTATGCGGAAGAGGTAAAGCCCTTCCCGAGTAACAAAAAAACAACAGCATAAATAACCCCGCTCTTACACATTCCAGCCCTGAAAAAGGGCATCAAATTAAACCACACCTATGGTGTATGCATTTATTTGCATACATTCAATCAATTGTTATCTAAGGAAATACTTACATATGGTTCGTGCAAACAAACGCAACGAGGCACTACGAATCGAGAGTGCGTTGCTTAACAAAATCGCAATGCTTGGAACTGAGAAGACAGCGGAAGCTGTGGGAGTTGATAAGTCGCAGATCAGCAGGTGGAAGAGGGATTGGATTCCAAAGTTCTCAATGCTGCTTGCTGTTCTTGAATGGGGCGTCGTTGACGACGATATGGCTCGATTGGCACGACAAGTTGCTTCGATTCTCACCAATAAAAAACGCCCGGTGTGCAAGACCGAGCGTTCTGATCAAATACAAATGGAATTTTAACAACATCCAGCGAGGTAATTATATGCGAAACAAAGGCTTTAATCCACCTGATACACACAAAGAAGTTAAGCGTTTGCGCTTCCTTCGTTCCATTGATGAAAGAACTCAAATCTCTTTTGTGAAAGTTGCCAGAACTGAGCTTCTGAAGGCTGAGGCAAGGACGTTGCTCCCGTCTCTACCAAAAGAGGAGGGATATACGTTCATTCCAAATGCATTTCTGGAAAAGCTGCTCAAAGAAGACATATCCGTAAGTCAGTTTAACGATGTTCTTAAGGTCTTTCGTCAAGGCAGGTAGTTATGAGCAATACAGCAAAAATCTACGATTTCAGCGCCGCACACGAGCGCAGGAGCAACAGGATGGAGAACCAGAAAACTGGTTACATTCCGTTGTACCGGAGCATTCTGAAACAGTCATGGGCGAAAGATGTTTATCTTCGTACCCTGTGGGAAAACCTTCTCCTGAATGCCGCCAGAAAGCCATACAAAGCGAATTTCAAAGGTCATGAATGGCATCTGCAACCCGGTCAACTGGTTGTGACAGCAGCTGATTTAGGTCTTCAGTTATGCGACAGGCATGGCAAGCCAGCAAGCCGTGATCAGGTTGAGCGGATGCTTCAGGTTTTTGTGAAAGAGGGGATGATCACCATTGATGGAGAGAAGCAAAAAGGTCGTGTGATTACCATCACAAATTACCATGAATATGCTCAAAAAATGGACGATTCACCCGCACATGAAGCCGCACAAACAACCGCACATGATGCCGCACATGACGAAGCCAGCAATGGCGCGGCTTTCAGAGTGCATGCCGCACATGAAAGCGCACATGAAGCCGCACAAACAACCGCACATCATGAACAAGAAGGTATTAACAAGAATATAAATAATACCCCCCTACCCCCCAATGGGGGAGGCGATGGGCAGGTTAAACCTGAACGTCGAAAGGCAGAACGAATCGACTACGAATCCTTCCTGAACGCCTACAACACCGAAGTCGGTGACAGACTTCCACACGCTGTTGCGGTCAACGAGAAACGCAAACGCCGCCTGAAGAAAATCATCCCGCAACTGAAAACGCCAAACGTGGACGGTTTCAGAGCGTATGTCAGGGCGTTTGTGCATCAGGCCAAGCCGTTTTACTTCGGAGACAACGACACGGGCTGGACGGCTGATTTTGATTACCTGCTGAGAGAAGACTCGTTAACGGGAGTTCGGGAAGGGAAGTTTGCAGACAGGGGGATTGCATGAGACAGGATATCGAAGCGAGCGTTATCGGTGGCCTGCTGATTGGTGGATTAACACCAACCGCCAGCGACGTTCTGGCAACGCTAGAGCCGGAAGCGTTTTCAATTCCGCTCTACCGGAAAGCCTTCGAGGTTATCCGCAAGCAGGCGAGAAACAGAAACCTAATCGACGCGCTGATGGTTGCCGAGGCGTGCGGAGAGGAGCATTTCACGTCAATCCTGATGACCAGCAAAAACTGCCCGAGCGCCGCAAACCTGAAGGGATATGCCGGAATGGTCGCGGATAACTATCACCGCCGTCTGGTGCTGGAAATCATGGATGAAATGCGTGAACCAATTCAGAGCGGAACCATCGACGCATCGAGTCAGGCGATGGACGAGCTTGTAAAACGTCTTTCAGCCATCAGAAAGCCCCGTGACGAGGTTAAACCTGTACGGTTAGGGGAAATCATCACTGACTACACTGACACGCTTGACAGGCGTCTGAGGAACGGAGAAGAGTCAGATACCCTGAAGACCGGAATCGAAGAACTTGATGTCATCACCGGAGGGATGAACGCGGAAGACCTGGTGATAATCGCTGCCCGTCCTGGCATGGGGAAAACCGAACTGGCGCTGAAGATTGCCGAAGGCGTTGCAAGCCGCGTTATTCCTGGTTCTGACGTCCGGCGCGGAGTATTGATTTTCTCAATGGAAATGAGCGCATTGCAGATTGCAGAGCGAAGCATTGCCAACGCCGGGAGGATGTCGGTTAGCGTGCTGCGAAATCCTGCATCGATGGATGACGAAGGCTGGGCGCGCGTTGCTAACGGCATGAGTCAGCTTGCAGATTTGGATGTATGGGTAGTCGATGCCTCGCGGTTATCGGTCGAAGAAATACGCTCAATCGCAGAACGGCACAAACAGGAAAATCCAAACCTGTCACTCATCATGGCGGATTATCTTGGCCTGATTGAGAAGCCGAAAGCAGATCGCAACGACCTCGCAATTGCTCACATCTCCGGAAGCCTGAAGGCGATGGCGAAAGACCTGAAAACACCGGTTATCTCCCTGAGTCAGCTTTCGCGCGATGTTGAGAAGCGACCAAACAAACGCCCGACAAACGCAGATTTGCGTGATTCAGGAAGCATTGAGCAGGACGCAGACTCAATCATCATGCTCTATCGGGAAGCGGTATATGACGAGAACAGTAGCGCCGCGCCATTTGCTGAAATCATCGTGACGAAAAACCGTTTTGGCTCGCTTGGTACGGTTTACCAGCGGTTCTGTAACGGACACTTTGTTGCATGTGACCAGGATGAAGCCAGACAGATTTGCACAGCATCAAATGCACCTGCTGCGCGTGGCAGACGATATGCACAAGGGGCTGACGTATGACCATCTACATCACTGAGCTAATAACAGGCCTGCTGGTAATCGCAGGCCTTTTTATTTGGGGGAGGGTAAATCGTGGCTGAGTTAATTTTCTCTGCATTGAGGATTCTCGGTGCTATGTGGATGGTGGCGACGTTCATTGTTGTTGCCAGCAGTTTTGTCCGGTTGGTAGGCGAAGGTAAAGACCTGGTGGGTGTGCTTTTCGGTAGCATTTTCCTGTGGGTGATTATCGGTGTTATGCCTGTCGCTGTAGCAAAAATGGCGTGGCGTTTTGTGAGTTGAACTGAGGGTAAGTATCGATGGACGAATCAAGAAAGCAGTTTGAAGAAAGTTGGTTGCGACGTGGAGGCGAATCCTCAGACCTTATCCGTTACCCTGAAAATCACCATGAAATTGGCAGTGGTAATATTGGTGGTCAATACGTGATGGACGATGTTCAAGGCCACTGGCAAACGTGGCAGGCATCGCGATCAGCTATTGAAATAACCGCGCCAAAGTTTATCGACAGCAGAGAAGCATTAGCCAAAGGGTTTACTGTTGATTATTCCAATGGCTTCGGCGATGGAATGGATGCTTATGAGGAAAACATCCGCGCTGCTGGAGTCAAAGTGAAGGAGTAACGATGAAGCAGACAATCTTCCTCCGAAGTAAGCAACAACAGCAAGCCGCAATAAATGCCATCCTCTCAACTCCTCTCGATAAAGACAAGCCAGTCACGATCCGCATTACTGACTACAAGCGAAATCTTGACCAGAACGCAAAATTTCACGCGATGCTGGCGGATATCGCTCGTCAGGTTCAATGGTGCGGAAAATGGTTAAAACCGGAACAATGGAAGGTTTTGTTGATCAGCGGTCATGCAGTGGCAACAAAGCAGGAAGCTGATGTTTTGCCCGGGCTTGAAGGCGAATACGTCAACATTCGCGAAAGTAGCGCGCAGATGAGCGTGAAGCGCATGGCAAGCCTGATTGAGTACACGACAGCATGGGCTATTGGTCAGGGTGTCAGATTTACCGACAGGAGGTACGAATGAGACGACAGCGACGAAGCATCACCGACATCATCTGCGAAAACTGCAAATACCTTCCAACGAAACGCTCCAGAAATAAACGCAAGCCAATCCCAAAAGAATCTGACGTAAAAACCTTCAACTACACGGCTCACCTGTGGGATATCCGGTGGCTAAGACATCGTGCGAGGAAATGACAATGCTTTTAATTCAACCTGGATTTGGCCTTAGCATCAAAAAAGGGCACATGTTCGGCGAGAAAGAGTATCAACGAAAAATAGTGTCTATCCGGTTGCCATTTATCAGTATTTATTGGCTAAACAGGGAGGCAACAAATTATTGGTATACCTGCGCCAGAGCAGCATTTAACGACCCTGACTGGTTTGTGAAAAACCACCATGCGGTTCGTCAGGCAAAGAGAAAGGCCAATACGACATACATGAAGGCGTATCGAAAAGCATGGAAAGAACACCGCGATCGATACCAACAAGACATGGAAAAGCTTGAATCAGAAAACATGGAATTAAGACGAAAGCTCGGTGAAGCAAAACGAGACATTGATGCTTACAAGCGACTTTTTAATGGTGAAAGCCATGCTTAGCCCATCCCAATCCATTCAATACCAGAAAGAAAGCGTCGAGCGGGCTTTAACGTGCGCTAACTGCGGTCAGAAGCTGCATGTGCTGGAAGTTCACGTGTGTGAGCACTGCTGCGCAGAACTGATGAGCGATCCGAATAGCTCGATGCACGAGGAAGAAGACGATGGCTAAACCAGCGCGAAGGAAATGCAAAATATGCAAGGAATGGTTTCACCCGGCATTCTCAAATCAGTGGTGGTGCTGCCCGGAACACGGAACTCAGTTAGCACTCAAACTACAAAGTAAACAGCGAAAAAAAGCGGAAAAAGCAGCAGAGAAGAAACGACGACGAGAGGAGCAGAAACAGAAAGATAAACTTAAGATTCGAAAACTCGCCTTAAAGCCCCGCAGTTACTGGATTAAACAAGCCCAACAAGCCGTAAACGCCTTCATCAGAGAAAGAGACCGCGACTTACCATGTATCTCGTGCGGAACGCTCACGTCTGCTCAGTGGGATGCCGGGCATTACCGGACAACTGCTGCGGCACCTCAACTCCGATTTGATGAACGCAATATTCACAAGCAATGCGTGGTGTGCAACCAGCACAAAAGCGGAAATCTCGTTCCGTATCGCGTCGAACTGATTAACCGCATCGGGCAGGAAGCAGTAGACGAAATCGAATCAAACCATAACCGCCATCGCTGGACTGTCGAAGAGTGCAGGGCCATCAAGGCGGAGTATCAGCAGAAACTCAAAGACCTGCGAAACAGCAGAAGTGAGGCCGCATGACGTTCTCAGTAAAAACCATTCCAGATCACAAGGGAGAAGGCGCATGGGCATAAGAGAACTAAACCTCACCAAAGAACAGCATGAGTGGCTGAATGGCTGGCTTGAACTGTGGGGCGCATGGGTTTATTCAGGCCGCCTGGAAAAGCGCATGAGCAGCGTAATAGCGAAGTTCATGGAGAGCGTAGAGCCGGGAAGAGTTATGACAAGGCCAATGTGTAATGATGATGATGGAATGTTGATTTCTCAGGTCGTCGATTCCGTCATGTACATTGACAAGAAAGCCTTTGGCATCCTCCTCAGCTACTACGCCCACGGCTCTTCCAAGCACGCCATTGCATCTTACTATCATCGCGTCGCAAGACCTCGCAAGATGTTATGCCGGGGCGGCGGGCGCATTCAAAAACCATCGCTCGCAACCTGTCGACGGGAAGTTGACGAAATCCTCAATGCCTCGTTGTTTATGATTTACCCGGTTCTGGATAGTGCGTTTAAAAACCGGAAACGTGTAGAGAAAATTAAACATGTAGCATAGAACGTGTTGACATCATTGAGCAAATGAGCAACACTATTCGCATAAGCTGCCGTTAGTGACTCTTAAGTTGCAACGGTGGCTTTTTTTATTTGGGTCAGTCGTATAAAGGTCATTACGGAAGGCTGTTAACCTTCTTATCGTGGTTCGAGTCCACGCTGTCCCGCCAAATATGCTGGTTTAGCTCCAATGGTAGAGCAGTCGCCTTGTAAGCGAATGGGTAGCGGTTCAAGTCCGTTAACCAGCACCATAACTGAGCCGTAGCCACTGGCTATCCTGAACTCATCAGTGATAGTTACGCTGCGGCCTTCTACACATGACCTTCGTGAAAGAGGGTGGCAGGAGGTTGCGCTAACAACCTCATGCCGTTTTGCCCGTGCATATCGGTCACGAACAAATCTGATTACTAAACACAGTAGTCTGGATTTGTTCTATCAGTAATCGACCTTATTCCTAATTAAATAGAGCAAATCCCCTTATTGGGGCTAAGACATGAAGATGCCAGAAAAACATGACCTGTTAGCCGCCATTCTCGCGGCAAAGGAACAAGGCATCGGGGCAATCCTTGCGTTTGCAATGGCGTACCTTCGCGGCAGATATAATGGCGGTGCGTTTACAAAAACAGTAATCGACGCAACGATGTGCGCCATTATCGCCTGGTTCATTCGTGACCTTCTCGACTTCGCCGGACTAAGTAGCAATCTCGCTTATATAACGAGCGTGTTCATCGGCTACATCGGTACTGACTCGATTGGTTCGCTTATCAAACGCTTCGCTGCTAAAAAAGCCGGAATAGAAGATGGTGGAAATCAATAATCAACGTAAGGCGTTCCTCGATATGCTGGCGTGGTCAGAGGGAACTGATAACGGACGTCAGAAAACCAGAAATCATGGTTATGACGTCATTGTAGGAGGAGAGCTATTCACTGATTACTCCGATCACCCTCGCAAACTTGTCACGCTAAACCCCAAACTCAAATCAACAGCCGCCGGACGCTACCAGCTTCTTTCCCGTTGGTGGGATGCCTATCGTAAGCAGCTTGGCCTGAAAGACTTCTCTCCGAAAAGCCAGGACGCTGTGGCACTGCAACAGATTAAAGAGCGTGGCGCTTTACCGATGATTGACCACGGTGATATTCGTCAGGCAATCGACCGTTGCAGCAATATCTGGGCTTCACTGCCGGGGGCTGGTTATGGTCAGTTCGAGCATAAGGCTGACAGCCTGATTGCAAAATTCAAAGAAGCTGGCGGAACGGTCAGAGAGATTGAGGTATGAGCAGAGTAACCGCGATTATCTCCGCTCTGGTTATCTGCATCATCGTTTGCCTGTCATGGGCTGTTAATCATTACCGTGATAACGCAATCGCCTACAAAGAGCAGCGCGATAACAAGGCCAGTGAACTGGAGAAGGCGAACGCCACCATCGCTGACATGCGGAAGCGTCAACGTGATGTAGCAGAACTCGACGCAAGATACATAAAGGAGCTTGCTGATGCTAACGCGACTATCGAAAGTCTCCGTGCTGATGTTTCTGCTGGGCGTAAGCGCCTGCAAGTCGCCGCCACCTGTGCAAAGTCAACGACCGGAGCCAGCGGCATGGGCGATGGAGAAAGCCCAGGACTTACAGCAGATGCTGAACTCAATTATTACCGTCTCCGAAGTGGAATCGACAAGATAACCGCACAGGTCAACTACCTGCAGGAATACATCAGGACGCAATGCCTGAAATAATTTTTTTGCAAATCACAAAGTCCATTTAATGAGCCTCGCGATGCGGGGCTTTTTTATGTCCGCAGTAAACGCGCATCTCACGCGCATATTAACGAGAGCCTTTCAGTAAGCGAGCCTGAGAAATGCCGTTATAGGTGGCGACCTCTCTCGGGCGGCTTTTCTGTGAGACAGGCTCACTTTCTAAAAGGTAAAGACGCTATGAACTACCCAACCGTTGTTAACGATATAGATTTCAGAGACCTAATTTTTGTAGCAAACAACGATCCGGTTACAGATTCTTTTATGGTGGCAAAAGCATTTGGAAAGCTGCCGAAGAACGTAGTCCGTGACATTGAGCGAACCATAGAAGCTTGCCCTCCTGAGTTTGATACAAAGCTCAACTTTGAGCTTTGCTATAAAAACAATGAGTTACAGAATGGTAAGCCGCAAAAATTCTACCGTCTCCGCAAGGATGGGTTGATGCTTTTGGTTATGTCCTACACCAAAAAAGAAGCAATGCGTATCAAAATTGCTTACATCAACGCATTCAACTGGATGTACGCCATGCTTCAGGTTGGTCATCGTCAATTTGAAGAAGAGAGAAATGCCGTAATGCTGGAGTACATGAAAGAGAAGGATGTTGCCAGCATGTCAGGCCGCCTGCTTAATCGCTGGGGAAAAATTAAGAAGCCTCAGCTACTGGCGAGAATTGAACGCCTTGAACAGCACGGGCAAACCGTAATCCCCGGACTCACCAATTAACGGCAGTACAGCGAAACAACCCAAGCCAGAAAGTGGGGAAATAACACTGGCAGCCACTGAAAGATGAACCTCCAGCCTTATGGCAAAAAAGATTCTTTGTGGTGGCGGACTGATGGAAAGACATCGGTTATTGCAGAGGCCATTCAATGAGTGGTCTCGACAATGGCTTATACCCTACGGGATAACTTAACTGATATCCCTTTTAACGGATAAACGGAGCCAATAATGGCAAAGCTCACAGACAAACAAGAGCTGTTTGCCCGTGAGTACCTGAAAGATTTAAACGCCACACAGGCAGCTATCAGGGCGGGTTACAGCGAGAAGACTGCCAATGAACAAGCATCACGCCTGTTAGCAAATGTTAATGTCCAAAACTTTGTCGCCGAACTTAAGGCAGCCCGCATTGAGCAGACTGGTATCGATGCCGCCTATGTTCTGCGACGCTTGGTTGAGATAGACCAAATGGACGTGCTCGACATCATGACTGATGACATGAGTCTGAAGCCTGTCTCTGAGTGGCCTGCATCATGGCGGCGCTACCTCAGTGGATTTGATCTTGCGGAAATGTTCGAAGGACGCGGCGATGACCGAGAGATGGTTGGCATCCTGAAGAAGATTAAATGGCCTGATAAGGTTAAAAACCTTGAGTTGCTTGGGCGCCATGTTTCTGTTCAGGCGTTTAAAGACAACGTCAAAAATGAAGTGACTGGCGCCGATGGAGGACCAGTCAGAACAGAAATTACCAACTTAACGCCGGAGCAGGCTGCAGAGGCGTATAGAAAAATGATGGGCTAAGTATGCCGTTACCATTTCCCTTCGATTTTAAACATCCTGATTACCAGATGGTTTTTGAATGGCGGATGGAACGCCTACAACGCATTCGCCAGAATCCTGAAATATTGCCTGCACTAAAACAGTTTTACCGAACCAATCCGGCTCAGTTCATCATCGACTGGGGCATGACAACGGACCCGCGTAATATTGATTATGGCCTGCCGGTGACCATTCCGTTTTTACTCTTCCCTAAGCAGGAGGAGTGGATCCACTGGATTATGGAACGCTGGGGCAATCGGGAGAATGGTATTACCGAAAAATCCCGTGAAATGGGGCTCAGTTGGACCGCGATCGGACTGGCCTGCTCGCTTTGTCTCTTCAACAAAGAAATGGTTATCGGTTTCGGCTCCCGTAAAGAGGAATACGTCGACAGCACCGGTGACCCGAAAGCATTGTTCTGGAAGGCGCGCAAGTTCGTGGAAACACTACCTGTAGAGTTTCGCGGTTCGTGGAGCGAGAAGAAGCACGCGCCATATATGCGTGTTGAGTTTCCTGAAACTGGTGCCGTTATCAAAGGCGAGGCTGGCGATAATATTGGTCGTGGTGACCGTACCACGCTTTATCTGGTTGATGAGGCTGCATTCCTTCAGCGTCCTCTGCTGATTGATGCGGCGTTGTCACAAACGACGCGTTGCCGTATTGACCTGAGTTCAGTTAACGGCATGGCGAACCCGTTCGCTCAGAAGCGTCATGGCGGGAAGATACCGGTATTCACATTCCACTGGCGGGATGATCCTCGCAAGGATGAAGAGTGGTATCGCAGGGAATGCGAGAAAATCGATAATCCGGTGGTGGTGGCACAGGAACTTGATCTGAACTACAGCGCATCAGCGGAAGGCGTCCTGATCCCATCCGACTGGGTACAGGCTGCTGTCGACGCGCATATCAAGCTGGGCATCCAGCCAACAGGCAAGCGACTGGGCGCGATGGACGTCGCCGACGAAGGCCGGGACAAAAACGCCTTTTCGACCCGTCACGGCTTCCTCCTGGAGAACGTGCGGGAATGGTCCGGCGTGGGCAGCGACATTTACCAGTCCGTTGAGAAGGTCTTCGGCTTTTGCGAACAGGACAACCTCGAAGAGTTTCGCTTTGACGAGGACGGGCTGGGCGCTGGCGTTCGCGGCGATGCACGCGCTATCAACGAACTGCGTAACGCTGCGCGTCGACCGTCAATACTCGCCACACCGTTTCGAGGTAGTGGCGCGGTATTTGATCCGGATGATGAAGCTGTTCGCGGGGACAACGGGCAAGCCGCACGTCTGAACAAGGACTTCTTCGCTAACGCCAAAGCCCAGAGCTGGTGGCGGTTACGTAAACTTTTCCAGAACACCTACCGTGCCGTGGTTGAGGGCATGGCCTACAACCCGGACGAAATCATCTCAATCAGCAGCGCCATGGCGAGCAAAGACAAACTCATCATCGAGCTGTCGCAGCCGACCTACTCCATTAACGGAGTGGGGAAAATCGTTATTGATAAACAGCCTGACGGCACCAAGTCGCCGAACCTCGCCGACTCGGTGATGATCAGCTACGCACCAATGAATTCAGCCCTGAACATCTGGGAGCTGCTAGGGAGACAGGCCTGATGGCGCGAAACAAGCAAGCCTCTCAGCGAACGGCACAGGCCACCGCTGATGGCTATGAGAACTTTGTCGCCCGCGTGGGGATGCAGACGCCTAACCAGCACTCAGCATCGACCTACCGGGCTAACTTCACCAGCCGCAACCGCATGCTGGTGGAATGGTCCTATCGTTCGTCCTGGATCATCGGCGAAGCGGTCGACGCTATCCCGGACGATATGACCCGGAAAGGCATTCGCATCACTTCGGAGATTGACGCCAAAGACCGTGGCACCCTGGAAGCGCAGCTGGATGAGTTGCAGATCTGGGATGCGCTGAACGACGTGCTGAAATGGTCGCGTCTCTACGGCGGCGCGGTTGGCTTCATCATGATTGAGGGGCAGGCACCAATGACCCCGTTGCGGCTCGAAACCATTGGAGAAGGCAAGTTTAAGGGTATTCTCCCGCTCGACCGCTGGATGATTAACCCGGTGCTGACCCGCCGCATTAAAGAGATGGGGCCGGACCTGGGTAAACCTGAGTTTTACGACGTGGTGACCACTGCAACGGGCATCCCGGCCTGGCGCATCCATCACAGCCGCCTGATTCGCTTCGACGGGGTGACGCTGCCATTCCAGCAGAAGATGACCGAAAACGAATGGGGAATGTCGGTTGTAGAGCGTATCTGGGATCGGCTTACTGCGTTCGATAGCGCCACTGTCGGCGCGGCGCAGCTGGTCTACAAGGCGCATTTGCGTACCTACAGCGTGGAGAAGCTACGCGAGCTTATCGCACTTGGTGGTCCTGCGTATGAAGCGTTGCTGAAGAATATCGACCTGATTCGACAGTTCCAGAGCAATGAAGGCATGACGCTCATGGACTCGCGGGATAAGTTTGAAACGCATCAGTACAGCTTCAGTGGTCTGGATGACATCCTTTCACAGTTTGCAGAACAGATTAGTGGCGCTGTTGGTATCCCACTGGTGCGGTTGTTCGGACAGTCCCCGAAGGGATTTTCTACCGGCGATGCAGACCTTGCCAACTATTACGACCGCATCAGTTCGTTGCAGGAGAGACGTTTACGTCTTCCGGTGCGGCGGATACTGGACATCATGCACCGCTCGGAACTTGGCAAGCCGCTGCCGGACGATTTCACGTTTGAGTTTAACCCGCTCTGGCAAATGTCTGATGTCGATCGCTCAACGGTGGCGTTAAACACTACCAACGCAATCAGTACGGCGCTGGGTGATGGTCTGATGACACTGAAAGCCGCTATGACCGATTTGCGCGAAAATTCTGACGTAACCGGCATCGGGGCATCCATTACCGACGAGGACATAGAGAATGCCGAAGACGAAGCGCCGCCCGGCATCGGCGAACCTGATGACGAACCGCAGGAACCGTCAGGCGGAAATCCGGTATCGAACCAGTCTACGCAGGATAGCGCGGGCGGTCGGGGACATCGTAAATGGTCGCTACGATGGTTCAAATGACAGTATCACGGAAATTATTGAGGCGCTGGAACGCTACAGTGAAATCATCACCCCCTGGGCGACGAAGGTAGCTGAGAACTTTACCGCCGACATTGCACGCCAGAATGAAAAGCAGTGGCGTCAGCACAGCCGGAACATCAGTTCAGAGCTGCGCAACATGGTCGACCGCGCCCCGGTAGGCCAGGTGATGAAATCCATCGTCGCTGAGCAAATTAAGTACATCAAATCGCTGCCTCTTGAGGCCGCCGATCGGGTGTATGACATTCAGAACAAAGCCATCGAGGCCGTTGTGACTGGTGGCCGCGCTGAGCCATTCGCGAAAGAGATAGCTGCGTCCGGTGACGTGTCACGCTCACGAGCGAACCTTATCGCCCGTACCGAGCTTGGACGCGCAACCGGCGCGCTGGATCAGGCGCGTGCGCTGTCAATCGGCTCGAATGGTTATATCTGGCGTACAGCCGAAGATGGCGACGTCCGGCACTCTCATCGTGAGATGGAGGGCAAGTTTGTCGAATGGGGCCGACCCCCTACGCTTGACGGCATGACCGGTCATGCTGGCGAGCTCCCGAACTGTCGCTGTTACAAAGAGATCGTCTTCCCCAACCCTCATTCTTATCTCGCCTGAATCGCAGGTAAACCATGAAATATTTTTTCAATACCCGGCTGGGGGAAACCCGCTATCAGCTGGCTGACGGCTCTCTGTTGTGCAAAGACGTGCCGATAGGTCGAACGGGTAAACAGCTCTACGGCGCTGCCGATCTGCCAAACCTCAAACCAGACAAGCTCGGTGAGATAGTCGTAACGCGCTCTCCTGAGCAGGTATTCCATCCGGCCACGCTCGCCTCATTCGAAGGGATGAGCATCACGATCCTGCATCCTGAAGATGAAAACGGGAATGTGGGGCTGGTAAATCCCGAGAACTGGAAAGAGCTTGCTGTCGGGCATCTTCAGAACGTGCGGCGCGGGACTGGTGACCAGTCTGATTTGATGCTGGCAGACCTTATCGTCAAAGACGAAAGCGCCATTCAGCTTATCGAAGATGGTCTGCGCGAAGTGTCGTGCGGCTATGACGCGGAGTACGAGCAGACCGAGCCAGGTAAAGCCGAGCAGGTCGATATTACCGGAAACCATGTGGCTCTTGTCCCTAAAGGCAGAGCCGGAAATCGTTGTGCAATTGGAGACAGAGACACAATGGCAAATCAAAAGAAAAGCTGGTGGACCCGCATGCGCACGGCCATCAAAACGGGTGACGCTGACACCATGAACGAACTGGTGGAGTCGGCTCCCGCATCAGTTACAGGAGATGAGGGGGATTTGCCGCAGGGCGTTAATCTCAACATCAACCTGTCCCCGCAGCAACCACTACCGGATAAAGCACCAGAGATGGGCGGAGGTCCAACCGGCGACAGTGATGATGACCTCAAAACATTACTGAAAGCCCTGCTGGCTAAGCTGGAAGGAAATGCGACGGGCGATAACGACAATAAGCCTGACGATAATCCGACCGGTGACGGCGAGGACGATGAAGAGGAAACCACGATTACTGGTGACTCAGCCTGGCGTGCCGAAGTTATCATGCCGGGTATCGATCTGAGCCGTAAGGTGAAACCGACCGCGTTCAAACGTGATGTGCTGGCTGCCGCTGACAAAACACTGGTTCGCCAGGTTGTCGGTGATGCGGATATACGCAAATTGCCCAAGCAATCGGTCGATATGGCGTTTAACGCCGTGTCTGAGATTGCCAAAGGGCGAAACACCCGCAGCACCACGGGCGATGCACAACGTCCAAATATGGGCATGACCAGCATCGCTTCCCTGAACAAACAAAACGCCGACTTCTGGTCTAACCGCAAAGGATAATCCAATGACTGCATATCTGTACCGGATGCCTGTTGGCATTGCCGGGGCTATCTCTCGCCCGCAGGACTTAACCGTCGAACCGGTGATCCTTAAATCCGCTAACGCCTTCGCTGCCTATGGTCTGGCTGGCAAATATGACGCTGACGGCTTTTTCGTGCCGCTGGCGGACGGTGACACCGTCGACAAGGTGAAGGGGATCTACGTTCGTCCGTATCCGACCACATCGCAGCCAGACATGGTTCGCCAGGTGGGGACGGATAAGAACTTCCCGGGTGACGCCATGAAGCGTGGCTACATGACCGTTAATCTCGGTTCTGATTTTGATGCCAGCACCATCAAAAAAGGCGCCCCGGTATACGTTGTCGTCTCCACTGATGAATCCATCAAAGTGCCGCTGGGCGGTTTCATGTCCACGTCCGTCAGTGGCAAAAACGTGGCGCTGACCAACGCCGAATTCACAGGGGCCGGTGACGCTAACGGCAATGCAGAAATCTCCTGGAAGATTTAAGGAACAGACGAATGATTACTTTTGATCAGGCAACCGTTGATAGATCTGGTGCCTTTCTCATCGGGGAGCTGGAGCGACTCGACCAGACGCTGAACCTTCCACTGGTGGGGTACACCTGGACCCGCGATATTCAGTTGCGTGAAGATGTCTCTATCGCAGATGACATTTCCAGCTGGACGAATACCAGCTTCGCCGCTGCGGGTACTGGTGCAAATCCGAATGGCAAAAACTGGGTAGGCAAAGACTCAACCGCTATTGCTGGCGTAAACGTGGATATCGGCAAATCCGGTAACCCGCTGAATCTCTGGGGCATGGAACTGGGCTGGACCGTTGTAGAGCTGGCAGCAGCTCAGCAGGTAGGTCGCCCGATTGATACCCAGAAGTACGACGGGATGCAGCTCAAATGGCAGATGGACAACGACGAGCAGGTTTACATTGGCGATGATGCGCTCGGCCTGAAAGGGCTGGCAAACCTTGTCGGTGTGACGCTGAACAATGCGCCGAAGACCTGGGCGAACTCCACCAACGACGAGATTCTCGATAGCGTGAACAGCATTCTGTCGAATTCCTGGGCAGCATCCGGTTATTCCATCGTGCCTTCTGATCTGCGCATTCCGCCAGAGCAGTATTCACTGCTGGCGAGCCGTAAGGTTTCCGAAGCGGGTAACCAGTCACTGCTGACCTATCTGGCTGTGAACACTATCGCTTTCCACCAGAACGGCGTTCCGCTTGAAATCAAAGCGGTCAAATGGCTGAAAGGGCGTGGGGTTGGCGGTAAAGACCGTATGATCGCCTACACCAACGACAAGAAATACGTGCGCTATCCGCTGGTGCCGTTGCAGAGCGTTCCTATCCAGTATCGCGGTCTGTACCAGATTGCGACCTACTACGGCAAGCTCGGTGCGGTTGAGCCAGTGTACAAAGAAACCCTGTCCTACGTGGACGGTATCTGATAACCAGAACGGCCCCGAAAGGGGCCAGAAGGAAACTGAAAATGGCGAAAGAAAAGCTGGTTACCATCCATGTTCACACTCCGTTTACGCTGACGCTCGGCGATCAGTCAAAACAGGAGTTTGGCCGGGGGCGGCATAACGTACCGGAAGAGGTCGCGTCTCACTGGTTCACCCAGGCGCACTCTGAGCTTTCCGAAAGCGTGATTAGCGACACCGATGATCTGCAACCCATTATCGACAGCCTGCAAGCGCAGATTGCCGACAAAGATAAGCAGATTGTCGATAAAGATCAGTTGATTGCCGATCTGAAAGAAGCGCTGCTCAAGCTGCAAGAGCAGAACGACAGCCTGCAAGCGCAGATTGCTGCCGCCCAGACTGGCGGTAATGGGGCGAAAGATGCCAAAGAATCAAAGCCTGCCAACAGTAAGTGATTTTCGCCGCGACTTCCCGCAGTTTGCTGACCCTGCCAAATATCCCGAAGCGCAAATCGAGTTTCGTCTGAATCTGGCCGATGTGCTGCTAAGCGAAAAGGTCACCGGCAAAAAGTTGTTTCCGTATTTTGCCGAGTTGTTCGTTGCGCACTACATGACGCTTTGGGCGGCAGATAGCCGGGCGATGCTGGTTGGCGGCCCGGGCGGTTCAACCAATGGTGTTCAGTCCTCTAAGTCCGTTGACAAGGTAAGCATCAGCTATGACACCAGCGCGACGCTAAACCCTGACGCAGGCTTCTGGAATAACACCCGATATGGCGCTGAATTTTATCAGCTGATCACGATGTTCGGTGCAGGTGGTCGCCAGCTATGAGTTTCAAAAGCGGTGTGACAACGAGGGTGGATAACGCTCAGGCCATTCTGGATGCGCTCAAATCCATCGGTAAAAAAGAAGTGCTGGTGGGCATCCCGGAAGAAGACAGCGAGCGTGAGGATGTTCCGTTTGGTAATGCCGGGATCGGTTACGTCAACGAATACGGCTCACCAGCGCAAAACATCCCCCCACGCCCGCACCTGATCCCAGGCGTTAAATCGGTAGAGGAACAGACGGTGCCGCAGCTCAAAGCAGCGGCGCAGGCTGCGCTTGATGGAAATGCGGCGGGTGCGGAAAGAGCGCTTAACCGCGCCGGAACGCTGGCCGCGAATGGCGTCAGGCGTTACATGACCATTACCGGCTTTACACCGCTTGCTGATAGCACCGTTGAAGCACGCGCACGCCGTGGGCGCAAAGGGGCAAAAGAGGAACTTGCGCGGCGCGCTGCTGGTGAGTCTCCTGGAACCGATCTGGTGAAACCGCTAATCGACACCGGGCAATATCGCAGAGCTATTACCCATATTGTGAGAGATAAAGATGCCGACTCTTGATGTAACAGATGTGCTTTTTGACCCCGATTTTTGCGACTTCAATTTGTGGGTAACACGCCGTGTGCAAACGGTGGATGAGGATGGGATCGGCAGCGACAGAGAAGTTAAAAAGCAGTTTGCCGGAGTCGTAACTGTTGATCGCTCTCTGGAAAACCGCCGTATGCAGGCAGGGCAGGTGATCAGCGGTGCAATTCTGATTGTGACGACTGAGCGACTGACGCAGGGACAGACTGGTCGTGATGCCGATATCGTGACGTATCAGGGCCGTGATTATCGTGTGACCTTCGTCGACCCGTATACAGCTTATGGGGCCGGATTCGTTCAGGCGCATTGTGAGTTGATGCCGTTTGATGGGGGAACTCCGGTTGAGCAATAACACCAGTACAGAGCGCGGATGGTTAATACCAATCAGTGGCGATCCGGATTATGACGAAGCGCTCGACAGGCTGTTAAGCCAGTGGATGCGTAACGTTTCCGGTCTGTCTGCCGGGATGGTTCGTCCGCGCTGGCAGAAAGAGCAGCCGCCACTGCTACCGGCTGAAACGAACTGGTGTGCGTTTGGGGTTATCGGATGGTCAGGTGATGACAGCCCGGCATTCACCAGACAGACCGATGATGGCTCTCAGCTCTGGCGGCATGAAACGATTGAGTGTATGGCTTCGTTTTATGGACCGGCGGGGATGGTGTATGCGTCCCGGTTTCGTGACGGTATATCTGTGCCGCAGAACAATGCAGCACTGAATGCGCTTGGGCTGTCTCTTGGCGATTACACAGGTCTGACTCCCTTCCCTGAACTTATTAATCAGCAATGGGTCCGCCGCTACGATATGACGGTGCGTCTGCGCCGGAAGGTTGTGCGCGAGTACGGTATTAAATCGCTGGTGGAAGCACCAGTCATCTTTTTCGGAGATTAAGCTATGGCACAGGGCTTGCCTGTATCAAACGTTGTTAATGTTGATGTGATCATGTCGCCGCGTGCAGCATCAGGGCGAAATTTTGGTGCATTACTCATTCTCGGCCCGTCCACAATCATTCCGGTAAGTGAGCGCATTCGCCGTTATTCTGCCGCGGAAGATATTGGAAAAGATTTTGGCGTGGAATCACCAGAATATAAGGCTGCGCAGGTGTTTTTCTCTCAATCACCGAAACCTCAGGAGGTTTTTGTTGGTCGTTGGGTGAAAACGAAGGGAGACAGCGAACAGGCCACGCCTGAGACGCTGGAGCAGGCTGTGAATGCCATGCTCGATTATACTTCATGGTATGGGCTGGGGATTGCAGACGATGCAGATATTCCGGATGCAGACTGGCTGAAAGTGGCTGCGGCGATCGAATCCTCTTCTGTAAGCCGTATTCTGGCGATTACGACAAGCGATGAGAAATGCCTGCAGACTGCATCCAGCGATGATTTGGCATCAAAACTGAAAACCGCCGGATATTCACGCAGTTTTATTCAGTATTCATCGGGTAATAAATACGCTGCGTTATCTGCATTTGGCCGGGCATTCACGGTTAATTTCAATGGCAGTAATACCGCGATTACGCTCAAGTTTAAGCAGGAGCCGGGCGTCGGGTATGAAACACTGACAGTCAGCCAGGCATCGGCACTTGATGCAAAAAACTGCAATGTATTCGTGCACTACCAGAATGATACGGCTATCCTCCAGCAGGGAGTGATGGCTAACGGCGATTTCTTTGATGAACGCCACGGCCTGGACTGGTTGCAGAACTACGTGCAGACCAACCTTTACAACCTGCTGTACACCTCGACTACCAAAATTCCGCAAACCGACGCGGGCGTTACCCGGTTAATGACCAACGTCGAAGCGTCACTCGACCAGGCGGTTAATAACGGCCTGGTGGCTCCGGGTGTATGGAATGGCGGCCCGATCGGCCAGATTGAATCAGGTGACACACTGACCAAGGGTTACTACGTCCACGCCGATTCAGTAGAAAACCAGGCGCAGTCCGACAGGGAAGCGCGTAAGTCGCCGGTGATTCAGGCGGCGATCAAACTGGCGGGTGCCATTCACTATGCTGACGTGCAGATCAATGTGGTGCGATAAGGAGCGACCATGAGCGGAACCTATAGTTTTATTGACGTCTCGGCATCCCTGACGGGCCCAACCGGTAGCATCGATCTGGGCTACGGCTCGGCGAACTCCGAAGAAGGTATTACGGTTGCGATGACCGAGGCAAAAAACACCATGACCGTCGGCGCCGATGGTGAGGTGATGCACAGCCTGCACGCCGGTAAGAGCGGCACTATCACGGTAACTTTGCTGAAAACCTCCCCGGTAAACAAAAAGCTCTCGCTGATGTACAACGCACAGAGCCTGTCCTCGGCGACGTGGGGCAATAACGTCATCGTCATTCGCAACAAAGTATCAGGTGATACCACTACAGCGCGTTCTTGTGCTTTCCAGAAGCAACCCGATCACGCTAACGCCAAAGTCGGCAATACGGTTTCCTGGGTCTTTGACTGCGGCAAGATTGATCAGCTGCTTGGGGAGTTTTAACGGATGGAATTTGAAATCAAAGGGGTTAATTACCGAACCGCCAAACTTGACGTATTCCAGCAACTGAAGGTCAGCCGTAAGCTGCTGCCGGTGCTGGCCGGGCTCGTTAGTGAATTTTCCACGCTGAAAGCGCAGGCCGCTGCGGGTAACTCTGGTGCAGTGCTGGAAAGCGTACTGCCGAAAATTGCCGATACGCTGGCCGCGCTGCCGGATGAGGACGTTAACGCGGTGATTTATCCGTGCCTGAGCGTCGTTTCCCGCCAGCACGAAAAGGGCTGGACGAAGGTGTTCGATCAGGGCGTACTGATGTTCGACGATACGGACCTGTTTACCATGCTGCAGCTGGTGGCGCGGGTGGTCGCCGATAGTCTGGGAAATTTTTTGAAAGAACTCCCCGCCAGCGGGACGCCTACCCAGCCATAGGTCCTGTCCTGGAATCCATGCCAGAAGGCGAGGATTTCCTGATGCGCCCGGTGGATGCCGGGCTTATCCCTTACACCGCCCTGAAAGATGGATCAGTAGACCTGGCTGATATTGCCCGTATGAATGACTGGCTGGACCTGAAAGCCGATAACGAAAACCGTATAGCGAAATGGAGAGAGGCTAATGAACGCTGAAACGCTCAAGGACTTTCTGATCTCGCTTGGGTTCAAAGTTGATGAGGCTGGCGCCAGAAAATTCGATGCCGTCGTTGCCGGGACAACGCTTAAAGCGATTGAACTGGGCGTCAAAGTTGAGGCGGCGGCACTTTCCGTCGTTGCATTCACCGCGAAAATTGCCAGCGGTCTCGACGACCTGTACTGGGCCTCTCAGCGCACAGGCGCGACGGTGGAGGGCATTAAGCAGATTGGGTATGCGGTTAGTCAGGTTGGCGGCAGTGTCGACGGGGCCCGCGGCTCTCTCGAAAATCTTGCCAGGTTCATGCGTAACAATCCCGGCGCTGAGGGTTTTCTGAACCGGCTGGGGGTTCAAACGCGTGATGCCAGCGGTAACATGCGGGATATGGCGACGATCTTTACCGGCGTCGGCCAGCGTCTTAGCAGCATGCCGTATTACCGAGCTAACCAGTACGCTCAGATGCTGGGTCTGGATGAAAACACCCTGATGGCAATGCGCCGTGGTATTGGTGAGTACATGGGCCAGTACAACGCGATGAAAAAGGCCATCGGGTTCAATCCTGAACAGGCTGCTGCTGCGTCTAACAGGTTTATGACCTCACTCCGTTCCCTCGGCGAAATGGCCGGTATGGCGCGGGACAAAATCGGTTCCAGTCTGGCCGATGGTCTGACGGGCTCGCTGGACCGCCTGCGCCGTCAGGTCATGGAGAATTTCCCGAAAATTGAAGGGGCTATCACTGCTGGTGTCAAAGGTGTCCTGTGGTTTGGTGAAATCATTGGCCGGGTGGTTTATCGGTTGATACAGCTCACCGGGGACATTATCAACTGGTGGAAATCACTCGGTACCGAAACCAGACAAGTTATTGAGGTATTTGGCGCATTGATGGTTGCCTGGCGCCTTCTGAATACCGCCTTTGCGATGTCGCCCATTGGCCGTGTCTTTATGCTGGGAGCCGCGCTGATAGGTCTCTACGACGATTATCGTACGTGGAAAGAAGGCGGCCAGTCGCTCATAGACTGGGGGAAATGGGAGCCGGGTATCAAATATGCCCAAAAGGCTTTTGCCAGCCTGAGTAAGGACTTTGGTGGCATCTATCTGAAGGTTAAAGACCTTGGCTCTGCCATCGTCGATCTGGGTAAGCGATTCCTTGAATTCATTAATATCGATACGTCGAAATTTAATGGCAAATGGCTGTTTGACCAGATTATCGAAAGCGTCCGCAGTTCAATCAAAATCCTTGGTTCGCTGGTGGACGCTCTGCGTAAGGTTATTAGTGGCGATTTCTCCGGCGCATGGGATTCGCTTAAAGGCGCAGCCGCAGCGTGGAGTGATAGCCCGATTATTCAGGGTGCCGCCTCTGTCGGGCAGGGGTTATGGGATAAGGCTGTTGACTGGTGGAATGGTGATGCCACGCAGTACGGACAATCAGTGAAACGACCGTCACCTTCAAAAGCTGGCGCTCAGTTGCTTGGATGGATGGCCCCGATGATGGGTAAGCTGGAGGCTATGTATAACCTTCCTTCTGGTCTTCTGCGAAGTGTCGCTATCACTGAATCAGGGGGGAATCAGTTCGCTGTATCCGGTGCCGGCGCACAGGGAATGTTCCAGTTTATGCCTGGCACCGCTCGGGATATGGGGCTACGCGGGAATGATGTCTTCGACCCGATCAAGTCAGCGGAAGCGGCGGCGCGATATCTATCGATGCTCCTGCAGAAGAACGGCGGAGATCTGGGTAAAGCTCTGGCCTCGTATAACTGGGGGATCGGTAACGTGCAGAAATACGGCATGGCGCTGATGCCGCAGGAAACCAGGCAATATATCCCGAAGGTGTTGAGCAATATGCCGGGGGCTGGCGCGACATTGAACCAGAATACCGTTATCAACATTTCTGGTGTCAGCGATCCGAGAGAGGCGGGGAAAATCGTCTCTGAAAGCCAGGGCAACGTTAATGCACGCGCTACCCAGCAACTAACCAGGGGGCCGAGCTGATGGATATTCTTTCAACCCTTTTCCAGCAGCGGAGCCGCCGTATTGGTCTGATGATACCCGATGTGGTGGTTTCAGAGCGTCATAGCGATGCTCTGGAGGTGACAGAGCATCCAGTTGAAAGGCCTACAAGCGCAGGAACAGGGTTCATTGCAGACCATGCATATCGGCGCCCGTCAGAAGTCGTTATGGAGATAGGCTTTGCTGGTGGTGGTTCCTTGCTGGATTTTTATGATACAGCAGGCATCGGGCTGTCTACGCCCCTTAACAACATGGGGCCTAAGGAAGTCTATGCTGAGCTGCTCAAAATGCAGCAGGAAAGGCAGTTGCTTGATGTGACTACCGGGAAACGTCTTTATACCAATATGGTGATCCGCTCTCTGGATGTGACGACCGAACGTACCAGCGAAAACGTACTGATGGCGACAGTTACGCTCAGGGAAATAATCACCAGCCAGACGCAGACAGTCAGCGTGGCAGCGAAGGAAAACATGAAAGAGGGAGTGAACACGTCAGCGGTGCAAAATTCAGGAGTAAAGACACCGACTCCGAAAGATGAGTCGCTAATAAGCCGGTTTGTCGGTTTCATCTCGGGAGGTTAAATGGCTGTTTCAGAAATCCCTCTATCACCAGAAAACCAGCGATTCTCCATATCTGTTGCAGGTCAAAGCCTGCAAATGGCTGTCACCTGGCGTGCTGCTTTCTGGTGTCTGGATATTATGGACAGTACCGGGGCCGACCTGATAAAGGGGATCCCGCTTATCACCGGCGCCAACCTGCTGGCGCAGTATCGCTATCTCGGGCTTGGCTTTTCGCTCTATGTCAATTGCGACGACCCGGCAAATGATAATCCAACCCAAACCGACCTCGGCATTAAAAGCCATCTCTACGCAGTAACGGAGTGATTATGTCTCAGAACTGGATGCGGCACTTTGAGCTGCAGCTTATTGACGACAAGGGTGATGGGGTTTCGCTGTCGGATTTTAAGGTGACGTTTAATATCCAGAAGATGCCCGCGACTATCTTTAACGGATTCGTGGGTAACTTCAAAATCTACAATCTGTCGCCGGAGACACAAAACCGGATCATGGGTAAAGAGTTTACTCGTGTAAGGGCTATTGCCGGGTATAACGGCACAGCAGACAGCAGTGGTAACTATCCTGATAAAAATGTGGGGATCATCTTTAACGGTGATATTCGCTTTACCGTTACCGGAAAAGATAACGTCACCGATAGTTGGGTGCTCATCCAGTGTATTGATGGCTGGGAGGGGCATCTCAACGCCAGCGTGAAAACGACAGTATCGGCAGGCTGGAAGCATGCTGACCTGTTTGATTTGGGTATGCAGTCCCTTAGCCCTTATGGCATTACAGAGGGAAGCAGGCCGGATTTTGGTCCAACTGTATTCCCCCGCGGCCGCACTATTTATCAGAACACTGGACGCCTGATGTACAGCCTTGCAGGGCAATGTAAGGCTAACTGGTGGTACGAAAACAACCAGGTGCATATTGTTCCTGATGATAAGTACATACAGGAAGCGATTGTACTGAACGCCAATACGGGCCTGATCGGTATGCCTCAGCAGACGATGGGCGCCGGGGTAAATGTGCGCTGTCTGATAAACCCGAATATTAAGCTTGGTGGGCTTATCAGGCTGGATCAGGCCTCTGTATATCGTCAGGCTCTCGGTAATGACCAGGTTGGCCAGTCACCAGGTATCTTAGGCGAAAGTACCACAGACGGTAACATCTATGTCGATGGGCTTCCCGGGTCGCAGCTGGCGGCAATCAATACCGACGGTGATTACATTGTCGGCAGCATTGACTATACTGGCGATACTCGCGGGCAGGCGTGGTATATGGACCTGCTGTGTCTGGCGAAAGGGGCTAGAGAACTGCAAAGCCTGAGCACTTTAAACAAGGTTGGCTGATGAAAAAATTAGGAATATTTTTGGTCTTTGGGTTGTTTTATTCCTGCGGAGCTTTTTCTGCCACTCAATGCGGACCTTTTTTCTTAAAGGGCGAAAGCGATGGGTTGATGCATATCAACGGACAAGCCCCTGAAACGCAGAAAATGACCTTCCTCAAGCAAAAAGACGACTTCGATAACGTCATGATGCAATGGATGCTCCCAGACGCCAAAACAGGGCGTTGGCTAGGTCTCGACTACGTTAAGCGCAACAATAAGGCCATCCTCAACGTCGAAGTGATCCGCAAGAACATGGACGAGCCCAGAGAGTTCTGGACGTACGACTGTCAGAGAGTTAAGTAGAGACGGCAGCCCCCGACTTTTCTATAGAGCCTCATTGCTCTTGACTTCTAATTATGCGCTAATCTGTACATGTACAGAGGGGGCATAATGAAAACTATTACTTACACACAAATGAGAACCGATTTATCTGCAACGCTAGAGCTGCTGCGTTCTGGTGAAAGTGTAACTGTCACTCAGCGGGGTAAGCCTGATCTCATTCTTCGTGGAGAGCCTGACAATTGTCAGTTGATAGCTAAGGAAATTAAGCCTACATCCAAGAAACTGGATACGCAGCTTGCGCAGTTGATTACATCGAATATATCACCACAGACGCGGGAGGGCATTATGCGGCTTACTAAGCAATTAGATGACCTTCTCAGGTCTGATGAGGCTCGCCAAGCTTTAACGAAGGTAGCCAATACGGCAATTGCTCTTCAGGGTGTTTCTGAATCGTTTATCAAGGCTTTGCAACATACTCAGACACGGCATGCAGATATCATTAAAAAACTGGAAGATAAATAATGGATGAGATTGTATTTCTTTCAGTCGAAGAGGTAATTACCATCCAGAAAACAACCCTTCCGAAGAGCGGAGAACCTGATCGAGGGAAGTTGGAGGGCGCCCTTAACAGAGTCCACAATTTGCGTATGTATGAAGGGTGTGAAGACTTATTCAAGTTTGCTGCGATGTATATGGTATCTATAGCGAAATCTCATGCTTTTAATGATGCAAATAAGAGGACCGCGTTTCAGGCCGCGAGTGTGTTTTTGCTTATGAATGGATATGAGCTTAATACATCCATAGAGTTAGTAAAATTGACAGTTTTTGCAGCAACGGGAGAGGCTGATTGTGATAGCACAGCACTGGCCTTGAAGCTGCTATCAAATTATAAAAACGACCTCTTAGCTGATACGATTTATGGATACTGACAGGCCTTGTTTATCCCTTCTAATCGCAACCCGCTCCGGCGGGTTTTTTAATGCCCGGAGTAACCCAAATGCCCGTAGCACTAAACTCCCAGCTCGGCAGTAAAGAGCAGGCAGACGCACAGCTGGCGCAGGCGATCATGTCTGCAATGCGCGTAGCCATGCCTGGCATCATTCAGTCGTTTGATCCGGACGCCGTCACCGCTGTTGTTCAGCCAGCCATTAAAGGCGCAGAGCAGGACGAATCCGGCGCCGAGGTATCGGTAAACCTCCCGCTACTGGTAGATGTTCCTGTCATCTTCCCTCGCGGCGGAGGTTGCACGCTGACTTTTCCTGTTAAAGCTGGTGATGAATGCCTTGTTATCTTTGCGGACCGCTGTATTGATTTCTGGTGGCAGAGTGGGGGTATTCAGGAGCCGGTAGACGAGCGCATGCATGATTTATCCGATGCCTTCTGCATTGTCGGCCCGCAGTCGCAGGCGAAGAAAATCGGCGGTATCAGCACCAGTGCGGTAGAGCTGCGCAGTGATGACGGGGAAACAAAGTTGAGCCTTAATCCTGCCAGTGGAGCTATCAACGGCACGGCGCCGGGAGGTTTTAACCTGAACGGGCTTAAAATTCTTTCTGACGGCCGCCTGCAGCTGGTGGATGGCTCAGTCGTTGATAAGCATACGCATGGTGGCGTTGAGCCTGGTAGCAGCAGTACAGCACCACTCGGAGGATGATATGCGATACCGTCGAGAAGATGACGATGGGGATTACACCTTCGGTCAGGGCGATGATACGTGGCTGGTTAACTCCCCAGAGGCTGTCGCGCAGGCCATAAAAACGCGCTTTCTGCTTTGGTACGGGCAGTGGTTCCTCGATACCACGGAGGGAACCCCGTGGATTCAGTCCGTTCTGGGTAAGCAAAAACCGGATACCTACAACCTCGCTATCCGTAAGCGGATCCTCGAAACGCAGGGGGTTAGCTCAATCACTGCATTTAACACTACCGTTGACGGTACCACGCGCCGTGTAACGTTCACAGCAACGGTGGAAACCATCTACGGGACAACCACAGTAACTTCGGAGGCGTAATGGCTCTGGACCTCGACACACTCGGCTTATCGGCAACGGTAACCGCTGAGGGGATAAGTGCGCCTGATTATCAGACGATACTCAGCACCCTGATTAGCTATTTTCAGCAGATTTATGGCAGTGATGCCTATCTCGACCCGGACAGCAAAGACGGCCAGATGGTCGCTCTGGTGGCTCTGGCCATTCATGATGCCAACAACACGGCTATTTCTGTTTACCGGTCATTTTCTCCGTCGACGGCGCTGGACGATGCATTAACCAGTAACGTCAAAATTAACGGCATCGCTCGCCGGGCTGCGACAAATTCTACGGTCGATGAGCTGATCGAAGGTGAGGCCGGAACGTTAATCACAAACGGCTCTGTGAAAGATGCCAACGGCATCATCTGGAATCTTCCTGCTCAGGTGACAATTGGTATTGATGGGACGGTTATTGCTACAGCGACGTGTTCTGTTGCTGGCGCTGTGGCGGCCCCTGCCGGGTCAGTCAATAAGATAAACACCCCGACACGTGGCTGGGTATCAGTAACTAACCCTCAAGCGGCTACCGTTGGCGTTGCTGCCGAAACAAATGCTGAATTGCGTGTCCGGCAATCACAGAGCGTTGCTTTACCATCTCTGACGCCGTTTGAGGCGGTAGATGGTGCGATAGCAAATATCAGCGGCGTAACCCGTCACAAGCTGTATGAGAACGATACAGATAACACTGATGCAAATGGCCTGCCGCCGCACTCAATCGCCGCCATTGTAGAAGGTGGTGATGCGACGGTCATTGCAAACAGCATTCGTGGTGTGAAAGGGCAGGGCGTAACACCCTACGGTAGTACGGTGATTGTTGTGCCTGATAAGTACGGAAACCCTCACCCGGTAGGTTTTTCAAGGCCGGTCGATGTACCCATTTACGTCAAAATCACTATCGAACCCCTTACGGGCTACACATCCCAGGTCGGCGAAGAGATAAAGGCGGCTGTATCTGCCTACATTAACTCACTGGCAATCGGCGCCAGCGTTCTTCTCAGTCGCGTTTACTCACCGGCTAACCTTGGTGTTGTCAGTGGTGGTAATGCCAGGTATTACGACATTACCGAGTTGCTGATCGGGACGTCTGCCGGTGGCGTAGCCGCGGCAAACGTGGATATTGCCTTTGACCAGTCAGCATCCTGCGCCGTCAGCAATATTAATCTGGTGGTCTCATGAGCAGATACACTGACCGCATAACCAACTACCACGCCGGTAAACCAAAGTTCTTTGCACACGTTGACCTGTCCACCAGGCCACTGAGCGATGTTTCCGATGCCATGTCACGGCTAATACCCGATTTTGATATTGATACCGCCATTGGCGTGCAACTCGACGTTGTGGGCGAATGGGTTGGTCGTTCCCGTCGCGTGGCTACACCGGTAACCGGGATTTATTTTTCGTGGGACACCGAACGGGTTGGCTGGGATCAGGGGGTCTGGCAGGGACCATATGACCCAAACGACGGTTTTATCGATCTAAGCGATGAAATATATCGGCTAATGCTGAAGGTGAAAGTGGCGATAAACAACTGGGATGGTCAGAACGATTCGCTGCCTTCAATTCTTGATGCCGCCCTTGCCGGGTCTGGGATCCGCATGGCTATTGTCGACAACCAGGATATGTCGATTTCTATCTGGATACTCGGTGACCCATCGGTAGCTCTAAGTGAAATAGACCGGTTAATTCTGGATAGCGCCGTCAATAAAGGCCCCTTTATCGCATTACCGGCAGGTTACGTACCATCGCGCTATGACATTAACCCGATTGACCAGGTTAACAGCGAGCTATGGTGGGCGATTCGGAACGGTTATATGACGGTTAAAGCCGCAGGGGTTCGTGTCCGTGAAATAGAGACCGTCAGTGATGGTTATCAGTTTTTTGGCTTCGATATCGAAAATGACTATATCGCTGGCTTCGACCGCGGGTCATGGGGAGAGAGATTTTAATGGCGACTAACGATTTTAAACCCTTCGCTACTGGTAGCGGGGCAAACGTATTATCACAGGCTGATTATGAAGCGCTATCTGTACTGGCATCTGGTTTTCTTTCCGGCAAAGCCTCGTCAGCACAAGTAAATAAAGCACTACGGCAATCCTCTACAATTGCTGCCGTCCTTGCACAATTCATGGCGGATAGCACAGGAAGCGATGTCCTGGATAATGGGAACATTGCCACGTTACTAAATATTCTCAAGTCCGCACTTAATAATCAGGCAGAAGGACGCCTGCTCCGCATTCAGGTTTTTACCGCTAGCGGAGCATGGGTAAAAACTGCTGGCACTAAAAAAGTCAGAATTAAAGCATGGGGTGCAGGCGGTGGGGGTAAGGGAACAGACGTCGCAGGGACTGGTGCACCTAGTGGGGCGGGTGGTGCATATGTTGAGGGATTATATGACGTAAGCACCATTAATGGGGCGAATATCGTTATTGGCGCTGGTGGCGCGGCAGTTGCAGCAGGGAATGCAGGGGATGGCGGTGATGGGGGAGACACTACCATTACCGCGTTGGGTATCTCTGCTGGCGGTGGTAAGGGGGGAAAGTCTGCTGGTAATTCTGCTGGCGGAATTCCGGGAGCTCCATCTGTTGGGACAATATTCTCAGTGGCTGGTCAGGGAGGACAGGGAGGATCAGGTGTAAGCCTGGGTGGTGTAGGTGGCGCATCGCACAGTAGTTATGGTGGCCTTCCACACGTTAGTTCATCCGGTGATGATGGATTTTTCCCTGGTGGAGGTGGTGCTGGCGCATCATATGACTCAATCGCCAGGGCATCAGGGAAGGGCGCTAACGGCTATGTCATCATTGAGGAGTACGCATAATGGCAGGTAATTACGCAGTCATTGAAAGTGGAATAGTTAAAAACATCATAATTGCGGAAAGCGGTTATGAATATGATGGTGCTGAACTTATCGAATATCCTGAAAGTGTATTTTGCCAGCCAGGGATGTTTTATAACAAGGCAGACGGGCTATTTTACGATGATAAAGAATATTCAAAAATAAATAGCAAGAATTAAGTCACTAAATTACCAGAAAGCAAACTGACCTTATGGTCGGTTTTTTATTGGGGCGACCATGAGTGAATACGATACCGGCAATCCTGTGCCGTCTGCATCAATGCTTGATGCATGGGATAATATGCAGTCTATTGATAAGTTCGTTAATAGCAGCGATGAAACCATTACCACACGCACTGGCGAACAGTTAGATACTTTGCATGGCGTTAATGTTAAGGCTGGCAACCAGCTAACGCAGCAGCAAGCAGACTTTGAAACATCGCAAGAAGAAAGGGATGCTGTAGTTGAGGAAACCAGGCAGAACCTGATTCCACTCAGCCGCCAGTATATGACACTGGCAGCGGCGCAGGCGGACATCGCGAATATCCCGGCGGGGAGCACCACGTATTACCGCAGCCCGGACGACAGCGCGCTTGCAATCGAAGTCATGAACGTTGGCGGGACGCTGCAGCCTACCGGACGAAAAATGCCGTCTCAGGAATATTTGCAGCAACTTATTTCCTCGGTGTTTTTAGAGCTATACAATACAAATGATAATGTATTTGAGGCGCTTTCTGATTTTAAAAGACTATTATTAGATAGTGAATCTGAGACTGTTTTATTAATTGATAGCGAAGGGAGAAAATTAATTGTTGCAGATCATGCGGGAAAAGTCATAAAAGCCTACGGGACTGAAATGCTTTCTTCCGGTTCGCTTAATACAACTCTGCAACCTAAATTCTCCGATCAGTACCAGTATGCGTCAACTGACCAAACAGAACAGGTTTTGCAGGTTGATAGTGCAGGCCGAAAATTGCTGGTCCTTGATCATGCAAACCTGCAGTTGAAGGCGTATGGGAAACCAGTCGGAGCAAACTCTCCATACATATCACCTACAAAAGATTTCACTATCATTGGGGACTCTTTATCTGTGGGGACGGTAAATGGCGCTACGGCATGGAGGACGACGCTGGCTGGGCTTTTGCCAGGCAGGACTTTCAATTTAGAGGCAATTTCCGGTCAGAATTCGTCCATGATAGCGCCGAGAATTGGCGCTCAACCTCCGCAGGTAACCGTGGAGGGAAACTCAATTCCTGCATCGGGCTCCGTTAATGTCACAGTATGCCAGATATTGTCATCTACCGGTCAATTGGTAGATTGCCAGCCACTAACCAGTAATGGCTACCAGACAATGAACGGGTGGCTATGTGGTGTGTATGGCGCATTTGCAAGGGTTTCTGGCGGCACATTTACCTTTACCAGGGTAGCATCAGGTTCTGCAGTATACTGCGCTCCTGGCTCACCCTTTGAGCGTGATTTTGCTGACCTCAATTTTAATCTGATGACGATATGGGTTGGCAGGAATGACATTTCAGGCCTGACATCAGCGAATTATTCTGAGCGTGTAGCAAATCTGAAAGACAGATTAACCCGCATTTATAACTATCAGCTGACGCAAGAAAAGAGAGTTTTATTTGTCACTCCTCCAGTAGGTGGTCCAATTACGCCGGGTGTTGTGGCTACCGGAGAGGTTACAGGGACATTGCCTAATAATTTTTCGCGCGAAATTTCAGTCTGGATGAAGGACAAGTGGGGGGATTTAGTACTGGATTGTGTGCCATGGTCTTTTCAGTATGCCAGCGCCAGCGCTGATGATATTTCCGATGTTTCATTAGGGATCGTCCCCCGCAGCTTAAGGACCGCCGACACCCCAGCCAATGATACTAACGTCCACTGGGGTACAGCACTCCAGACCCACTTAGCAAACTGGATGTATGAACAAGTAATAAGGAGAGGATGGTAATGTCCTATACACTGCAGCAATTAAGTTACTCGGTTCCATTTACTGGAGCGGAGTATGTTGATACATCAAAATTAACACCACTATTTCCTCAGCCTACCCCTGCTCCTGAATCCGATGCTCTTGGTCAATGGGAATTTGGCCCGGATTCTTCCAGTCTGATAGATCTGGTTAATGGCAGGACGTTGACGCCTCTCAGTGCCGGCAATCCTCCGACATATGGCACAAACTACCTCAAGCCGGTTGTGGGCGGCTTATATGGACTGGTGAGCAATATTGCCGATGTGGGTGGCCCGTGGACTCACTGGGCTGTAGTACAATATAAGGCTACAGGTGGCTACCTGTTTGGTACCGCAGACGGTGCCGCAGCGAACGGCGGTGCAGCATTATGGATTAATCCAACAAATGGACAGCTGGTATCCACTGTCAGGGGATTCAGTTCCGGTATTGCTAAAGTGCCGACAGGCGTTTCTGATGGCGACTGGATATTTGTTGCTCTGGCTGTGAGCACTACAGGCATGCTGATTTATATCGGAAGCTCTGACGTTGTATCAGTTACCGGGACATATACAGCGCCAACGACGACAAAGTATCACGGAGTCGGGGATTGTTACCACGCGGGGAGCAATTTCTATAGTGCTACGATTGAACACGCATCACATGGGATTCATGCGACAGCGAAATCGCAATCTGATCTGGACGGCATCTACTCGCGTGTTAAAGCGCGCATGTCAGATCGGGGGGTGGCAGTCCTTTAACACCTGCTGCTTGATATGTTCTCTCGAAAACAATACTGTATATAAATACAGTGTTTATCGGAGGGCAGGTCATGCTTCGACAGTCAGACATCGCCGCGGCTTTCCGCGAGTCCATTTTGCGCAGCTCCAAGGGATTCCAGTACCTTCATACCAGAGACTTCGTTACCGCACTGCGCCGGCACGGCATCCACTTTTCCGAGGTTGAGGCGAACTCCTGGATCGCGCGGGAACAAACGTATTTCATCGACAAAACCACCGACCATAGCGAAAACCGGCTGTGGATGATGGCCAACATGGGGAGGGTTCTGTAATGGGCTTTCCATCACCCGCGACGGACTACACGGAACAGCGATTAACGGTTAACTCGATCTGCAATGTTGGTCCAAATACGCTCGTCTTCGAGCAATCTTGTGGTTACGTTGTGCTGGATATCTCCCTGAAGCCAAAGCAAGGTAGTCAGGTTCTGATCCAGCACGGCGGCGGCACTGAACTTGCTACGCTGAGAGGAAAGTCGCTGATTACCGTAGATGGTGAAGCGATCGAGGGCGAGGCCCTGGACGATGTTACTGTCATCGGTGTAGTGACGTTTACTATCTGCGATGTGCGCCAGGACAATGCGGTTGTTTAGTTGCTGTCAATTGATGGAAGATTTCGCGTGGCAGGCGTCTTGGGGCATGGGTGGGGCATGAGAAATCAGTGAATTTCGCCAAACATTGCAAACAACTTATGTTGGATGCTATCTCCAGCCATTAAAAATGGCGCTCCTGGACGATATTTGTCGATTTTTAAATTTACCGCGTCACGCAGTTAAAGTGGCGGGCATACTCTTCAAGGCTGGTGATCCCCAACCGCACCCATTTAGGATGCGACCATTGCGGTAGACCGATGTAAATCAT